TTGGCACCGCTCAGGTTGGCACCGCTCAGGTTGGCACCGCGCAGGTTGGCACCGCGCAGGTTGGCACAGTACAGGTTGGCACCGCTCAGGTTGGCACCGCTCAGGTTGGCACCGCTCAGGTTGGCATCGCTCAGCAGGTTGGCATCGCTCAGGTTGGCACCGCTCAGGTTGGCACCGCTCAGGTTGGCACCGCGCAGGTTGGCACCGCTCAGGTTGGCACCGCGCAGGTCGGCATCGCTCAGGTTGGCACCGATCAGGTTGGCATCGTTTTTCACCGCCCAGCGGACAGCAAGGCCTAGCTGCACGCTGCTCAAGTCTTTATCGCTTACCTCAATTTCTGAGGTAAACTGGACTGCGCCTGAAAACCTGCTGAATACGTCAAATTTAATCATGTCTCTGCCTCATATGTTGTCAGGTGTTCAGCGGTTCTAATCTCGCGGGCCTTCATTTCAGCCAGCGCATACTTGGTGATTGCCTCCGCAGCAATCAGCGCGGCTTGCCGGTTGGCCAGCAGGTACTTCCAGCATCGTTCCTCTGTCATGTCTATCATGTCATTCTCCCTTAAACACGCCGAACCGCTTGCGCAGTTCAAGGCTCTGTAGCTTCACGATCTTGTCGACGTGCTCGTACATCTCCATTGAGTTGGGTGTCACGCCCCATGCCGACACAGTGCTCGCCACGAACATACGCAGCAGGTCAGCGCTGCAGTCCCCATCTTTGATTGCTTTGTATAGTATGTCAAGCCACATATCGCGCGACCACTGGGGTCTCTCGCCCCGAGGTGTGCGGTTCTTCTTCTCCTGTGCGATCAGTCCGTCGAACACACCGACACGTGCGGCGACCTTCAGCTTGCGCTTCCACGCGCCACTGGCGGCCAGCCATTCCTTACGTTTGGCGGGGTCCACCACGGGCTTGGGGTCCGGCCGATAGTTGAGGCGCTTACCGTTGAACAGGTTGAATATGAGCCCATCGTAAACCAGCGGCGCGTTGGTAGGGTTCTCAAAGTGCTGCCGGAGCGTGGTTATCATCCCCATCTTGTGGTCCACACGGTAGGCCCCGTGCTTGACCTTACACCAACAGAACGGCAAGTTCCGGTCCATCGTACAGGCCAATACCTGCGCCACGGGGTACGCCGTCTCGCCTGTCAGGGTAAACATGAACGTGTTGTCAGTAAGGAACCGCCCAACCTGCACACCCCGTACCTGCACCACATACTCGTAACCGTCTTGGAACAACCGCCAACCGCTGCCCTTCATGGGTCGCCCCTTGGCCACGTTTCGCGCCTTCGTCATATGCAGTACTGCTGCTTCGTAACTTGAAATCATGCTGCGTCCTCCAGTTCTTCATCATCTTCATCCAACTCGTTGGCCACAATGGCCTCCCACACCGCCTCGTCACTGGTCAGGTAGTCATGCTCAGCCTCCAGCTTACTGTAGAGGTCTTGCATGTAAGTCCGCCACTGCTCGGTCACGTCCTGCTCGAACGCGTCGACCTCATCCTCAAGCTGCCCGTCCCATGCGTCCACGATCTTCTCTTGGAACTCCGTCGGGCACTCGACCAGTCGGTAGAACGTGTCGTGGTCAGTGCTGAAGCTGGTGGAGTTCTCGTGGTAGTACCAGCCAGTGTGCTTGCAGTTGGTACCGATGTAGCCCCCCACTTCCATCAGCTTGCGGATCATGGGGTACTGGTCCTTGTGGTGATGGTCGAGGTAGACACCCGACGAGCAGAACCCACCCTCGAAACAGGCCCCGTCACCCTGCGACCAGAACCCGCTGAAGTACATACGGTCTACCCAGATACCAACCTCTCGCATATCCTCCGTGAAGTCTGAGTACACGCTGTCATACCACTGGTCGTGGTCGACGTTAATGTATCGGTGTATCTCCAGTAGCCGTTCGCGTTGCTCTGATGTCACCATCTTCTCCGATCCAGACATGTGCTTCTCCCTTTGCTACGTCCGTAATTACTGCTTTGAGGAACATGGACTCAGCCATGAGTTCCTCGTTGGTTTGCTTAGTGCTGGTCAGTGTCAACTTGGCTGAGTGCAGCCGCCTCTCCACTTTCTCCAACCGCTTGAGTGTTGTAGTCAGCGTCCGTTGTAAGTGGACGGTCCAGTAGGCGGCAGCCATGAGGGCAGCCACGAAGGCTAACATCGCTATGAGTATGTCTGTCATTCCATCTCCGTAACTTCCCCGAAGGGCGCTTCAGTTGCTCCGGTCGTCACCCAGAGCACAGGGCAAGAGGGTGCGTTGCCGAAGTCGTTGCAGTACAGGTCAGTGAGGAACACAATACCAGCGGGGTCAATACCCTGCTCCTCGATGTGCTCAAACACAGGGCTGAACGCTGTACCACCACCGCCACGTGGGTTGAACTCGAAGTCACCGTCACGCTCGATGGTGTCATAAGCACAGACCTCGTGGCTAAAGAAGATGAAGTGTATCTTGGACGGCTTGCCGTCCTCGAATACCTGCCGACACTCCGCTGCGTACTGGTTCTTCTCGGCATCGCTGATCGAGCCAGACATATCCACGGCGAACACCAACTCACCTAGCACCTCGCCACTGGTTGAGGGCATGTACAGTCCTTGACTCAGGAACCTGCGGTTGGGTCTGGCGAAGGTACGCTGGTCGTTCTTGGCCTTCTGCACGAACCGTTGCAGCACGTCGCGCCAGTCCACCTTGGGCTTGAGTACCTCGTCGACGAGTCGGGCCATGTTGGCGCTCAGTTTATCTATCATCTTGGCAGCCTGTGCAGCTTGGGCCACCTTGATCTTCCACTCGGCAGCCTCTTGAGCCTGCTCCGCTGCACCGCCTTCGCCGTCCTCAAGATCGTTACCAGCACCGCCGATACCGTCGCTGTCACCATCACCGTCACTGTCTGGCAACAGGTTGTAGATACCGTCGGACGTACCGCCGCCGTTGTTGTAGATGGTGTCGTCAAGACAACCACCCTCGATGAACTTGCCAATACCCTCGTCCACCAGCAGCTTGTTGATGACGTAGTCCGCTGCCTTGTTCCACTTCTTGGGGTCACGAGCACCCCGTCGATAGTTGTGCTCCAGCATGGGGTGCAGACACTCATGAGCCACAAGGAACTTGAGTTCCTCGTCAGTCAGCGGCTCGATGAACTCGGGGTTATACAGCACACGCTTGCCATTGGTGGCTGCCGTAGGGATGCTGTCGCTCAGCGACATGGGCATGTTGAGTGCCACGCTGCCAATGAAGGGGTGCTCCAAGATCAGGCTGGTCTTGGCCTTGCTCAGTCGTTCCATCGGGTCCATCAGTTTTTCTCCAGTTCTTCAATTAGTCCACGCACTACGTCTATGGCCTCGTGTAAGTTGTCGATCTCGGTGACATTGCAGCCGTAGTGTGGCTGCTCGGCAGCGGACACTGCCCACCTCAGTCTGGCCTTGACATACTCCTTGTCAAAGGTGGTCATCAGGCTCCCTCCCTCTTTTTGTGTCGTTCATACCTGACCCGTATGTCGTCGGGCCACAGGTCCAGTGGCACGTCGGTCAGTTTCTTACGGGCCACCTCCTCACCATCCAGCTGGACAGCGAAATCTGTGCCTTGCCAAGGGGCGACCATCCTGCCGCTCTCGTAGACACGAACAGCCAGCTTGCCCTTGATCTGGTTGGGGTGCACACCGACCACGTTGGCCAGCATGTACGCCCGCTTGAGTTTGCGCAGCAGTTCGACCTTCTCAAGTTCTAGTTCGATCAGTCGGTCCATCTGCTCGAACAGCTTGTCAGGTAGTGTCACTTCAATCCTCCCATAAAGGCTGCCATCTTGGCAGCGATTTCGTTGGCCTCTTTGCCCGCTGTCTGTCTGGCGTTGACGTCAACACGCAGAGCATCAGGGTTGTACCCAGCCAGCTTACCCTCGACCTCTTGGCGCATGGCCTCAAGGTTGGGGTCGTCCATGACGTTGAGCCGTGGTAGCAACTCACACAGGTCCACCAAGTGGTTGAGAGTTGAGTCACGGAACACAGCCTTGGGGTCGTTCATCTTGTCAGCAAGGTGTTTGACCTTGTCGTAGAGCCGCTGCCATACGTCCTGCATAGCCTGCTGTCCGGCCTGTTTGACACGGGCTGTGACCTCTTGCTGGATACGCTCCAGTTCCTCATCGGCGATGTTGACACGGAAGTCGCCGTTGGGGACAGGCATGACCTGCATATCCATCTTAAACTTGCTGGCGATGTCGCTGGCATCGGGGTAGTCACTGGCTTTATAGGCAGACCCAAGGAAGCGCTGCGCATCCATCACCAGTTGGGGATAGGCCGGTGCAAACTGCCTCACAAGGTATTCATACTCGGATTTCTCCTTACGGAACTCAGTCATAAAGGTGAGGTAGTTGGCGGTCGGTAGAATCTGGATACCCTTGACGCCCCAAGGCAGGGTGTTGTCGTAGAACTTGGTACGGATCAGGGTCGCCTTCTTCTTGATGTCATCCAGCAGGTCACACATAGGCAACAGGCTCTTGTGGTAGCGGCCAGCACCAGTGACAGTACCCTTGAAGGCGTTGGTCTCGGCGCTGATCTCCTTGTCCAGCTTGTTGGCACTCCATGTGGAGATGCCTAGTTGTACGAGTATCGCTCGGTCAGAAAGTTTCATGTTGTCAGTCCTTGTTGAAGGTTGGCGCAGCCCCGATCAGTCGGAGATACGCTTGGTAGGTCAGCACTTTACGCGGGTATTTGCTGGCGACGAACTGGTCCCAAGAGGTGGGGCCAGTGGTGAAGCCTATATTCATTGCGGCTTCTTTGCGGTACTTGGCCCACTCCTGGGCGAGGCCGTAGAGTTCCGCGTCAGCGATCTGTCCACTGGTACGCAACCAGTGAACAAACGATGGGTGCTGAGGTTTAGGCTTAAAAGAGGACATCTTGGTGGCCCACTGCCCACTTGGTAAAGGCTGCCGTGTTGGCCAGATCGGGTGTCTTACGGACAGCATGGGAGATGCTGAGCACAGAGAACTCGGCTGGCATACGGCTGGTGTACGTCACAACACGTTCAAGGTTACCCTCGGTAGCCCGCTCAGCCAGAGCACCGGACAGGGCGTAGAGTGTGGCCGGATCAGTCGGTACATCTGCCGTGCTTGGGTTCATGAGGATAGCATCGGGGTTGGGCAGCTTGCGGTAGATACGCACAAACCCAACGAACTCAGCCGCTGCACCCTCACCAATGGCACCCTTGAAGCACTCGTACTCTGCCTCGGCTGGCACCTTGCCAAGTATCGCGCTGACACCCTCGACCCAGCTACGAGGTGTCGGGTTGACATCACGCTGTGCGTCGAAGTCATGCAGCAGGTTTGGACGGAACCGTGTGAAGGCAATGACCATGGGGTGGACCTTGTTGTCGATCATCCACTGTGTGCTGTCGTCAAGGTGTGTCTCGAACTCCAGCACTGTCTCACGGTTACGCAAGTGGCTCAGCACACGGTTGGCACCAGCACGGTCTGACTGGCGGTTACCAGTGGACACCACTGTCCACCCATCTGCCAACGGCTTGCCATGTAGCGTCCTTGCCTGCTGGATGTTGGCCAGTACCTTCTGTAGGTCGGCGTTGGCTTGGTTCCGATCGTCGAACAGTAGGATACCACCGCGCTCGGTGCCGGCCTTGCCCTTGAATGGGAACCATTCGGGCAGCTTGTAGCTGAATCTGTCGCCGGCAGCGTCGGGGTAGGGTATCCCAAAGTCCTCGACCAGCATGGTCGGCATGTGCCGCTCCACGACAGGCAGCCCCATCTCACTGGCAATCTCGTGGACGATGGTGGTCTTGCCACCCCCCGGAGGTCCCTCGATAGCGACGGATCGACCGACGGGGATAAGGGCCTTGAGTGTGTCTTTTAGCAATGTAGCACGCATTTGCGTCTCCTTGGTTGGCTTGTCTCGTCAGTGACATGGGAGCCACCCATGCCAGACAGGGGGCGAACCCCCTGTTTCGACATCACCCCACCCGCTTCATCTGGTTCATGGCGTTCTGGAAGTCGTTGTAACTCTCGGAGTAGTCCACCGTCTTGGTGTCGTAGCACGTCTCGTACTTGTAGACCGCCTCCCGCAGTGACCGCAGCTCAGCCTCCAGTGGGACACGGGTGCTCATACGACCAGCGATCTCGGCCCAGCCAGTCTCACCTTGGCGGAGGTACTTGACAGCCTCACTAGGTGTCCACGAGAACGGACTGCTGGACAAACGGGTGCCAAGTGGACACAAGTTGAGACGAATACGTGTCTCCAGCCACAGCTTGAACGTATAGTAGTTGGCGTCCTTGAGAGCCTGCCTTCCTTCCTTGCGGTTGAGGTAGGGTACCTCGATGGGCTGGGCACCACCGACCAGTGTCCAGCCGGACTCTGCTGGCTGGATGGTGACAAACTCTGGAGTGTTATAATACCGACCACCCACTTCGGTGATGCAGTTGGGGGCATGGTAGCTCCGGTCTTGCCAGTGGGTGTTCACATGGGGGCCAAGGATCGACCACATGATACGGTTGGTCGTGACAGAGGGGTAAGGGTCGAGGTGGATAGGGGACAGGTCGTTGTCACCGTTGGGCTGGTACTCATACCGGATGATGTCAGTGTGGTAGAGCCGGACAATAACGTCGTTGGTGGTGGGGTCCTGTCGTATGGTCAGGTTGTCGTTGCCACGACGGGCCAGTGGCCTTGAGTTCTGGTCATAGCGACCACGGATAGGCTTGATGGAGTTATACCTGAGTAGTGCTGTGTTGTAGGACAGCATACGGTGGTGTGGCAGTTCTATGTTGGTTCCGAACATCAGTTGGTCTCCTTGGGCTTGTCTCGTCAGTGTCGTGGTAGCCAACCACGACAGACAGACCACCTTGGTGGTCTGTTTCGACTTCATGGAACTAAGATCGCAGCGTAGGTAGCACCGAACCTATCGGCGACGTGCTTCCGTAGAAGCGCCTTGTCTACAGGCTGACCAAGCTGTTCACACTTGGTGCGGTACTGGTTGGTGTAGACCGCGGCGAGGTCCAGTATAATCTCGTTCATCAGTTGGTCTCCTTCTGGGTGGTAAGGTCAAGCCAACGCTTGACGGTGTAAGCGTTCACAGACAGCCTAACGACCATCGTGTTGGGCTTGTGCTTGGGGTCAGGGAAGTAACCAGTGGCTTCCCAGCCACCAGTGCCAAGGGACGTAGTACCATCCCACATGTTGGCCCTAACCATGTCCCTGATGTGGTCGATGGATGATCGACCGGGGTTGATAACAGACAACACGTCGGCAGTCTGTTCAAGGCTGTAGTCGTCGATCTCGATGGTGAAAGCAGTCATAGTTTGATCTCCAGTGGTGGGGTGTCGACGTTGTAGTGGATATGGACATGAGTGTAGCCAATGTCCTTGAGGTGACGTGTCTCGTCGACAGCCACTACTGTTCCGCAGTAGGGGGAAGAACGGGACGTTACGATGAAGTCACGACCAGCAGACCAGTCATAACCAGCCTCGGACTGCCGTAAGTAGGTCCGTCGACGAGGACGTATAGACAGGATACGGAACTCGTCTGGGTCGTAGTACTCGGTGAGTCGTGTCCACTTAGGTGTGGTTGGTGTGGTTTGTCCCAAGTTATGGAACGAGAACATTTGTGTGGTGGACATAGGTCCCCCCTTTGTTACGTGTTAAGTTATATATATTTACCGGTTGGGCTTGCCAGACCCAATCGGCGAAGCCAATCTAGCACCGGCAGCGAGCCGTGTCAAGTTCGGGGTTAAGCCCTTGATTTCGTTGAGTTTTTTCGTAAGTGTGTGCCAAGTATGTACCAAGAAGCTATCTACTTGTAAGTACTTGAAATCATTCAATGTAGATAGATGGCGGACGCGCAAGTGCTTGATATTGCAGGAACTATATACTTATCTATCTATCTACTCGAAACTAAACGCGCTATGTTAGAAAGTGGGGGTGTGACTCGTTTACTCGAAATAGGGTTTTGCACGATAGAACAGTATAAATAACGTAGATAGATAGATATATTATATAGATACTTTATATATACACACTACTACCCCTTGGTATACCCTTGGTTTTACAGGCTTTTTTCCAAGTATACGTGTATACTAAGCTCCAATACGTTACACAAGCTGTATCGTATCAAGACAAACTATACAGCAAAAAGTAGATAGATGCGTGTACTGTTTGACTAACATACTGATAACACACAATATAAAGTAGATAGTTTTTTAGTATACGTGTATAGTGTAAGTATACACTACTAAAGTATACAAATACCCCCCGACTAATGCTGTCAAGTATGCGCGCACCCTAAATCCCCCCGACGTATGCCGAGAGAAACGAGGCCTAGCAGCAGACAAAAGAAGACCCACCCAGCTTTCACTGGATGGGTCGGTGGTTAGAGGGCCATGAAGATCACAAGGGTCGCTGCAGCCAGTAGCAGGAAGGCGAGGCCCGCTCTGATGTTGCCACGTGTCGGTGGTGCTTCCTTGGTGCGTAGGTATCGCTTGGCCTCAGTCTGGCCAATCTTGCTGATGTACATGTCATGCTTGTCCATCGTGTTGCGCAGTTGTTTCCGTGTCATATCGTTCTCCGAGGTTAAAGGTGGCCAGCCCTTGCGGGCTGGCCGTTGCGTTGCTTAGAACTTGAACATAGGCTTGGCGGATGCCTTGGGTGCCCGAGGCTTATCTGCGGCCTTGGCGACTGACAGCTTGCCGAAACGGTATCCGAAGGCCAGAGTATAGCCTTCATCAAGCGCGCCGGCCTTGCGTACTGCGGTAACGAACTGCAGCTCAAAAGCTGATTTTGCGTCCCTATACGCCTTATCCATTTCACGAAGTCCGTCCAATCGCTTGGCAAGAGCCTTATCCATGGATGCTTCATCCACTTGAACCCAGTTTAACTCGGATGCATTGAGTTTTGTCATGATCGTTTACCTTTTGGTTTCTAGCTATGCCGCACTATTGCGACGCAGCATGAAAACCATAGGGAAACTAGACGGGTCTAACGATGTCAAAGAGCGCGAACCAGAAGGTCCTATCAATCCAACGTTGCCGCCGTTTCGATAAGTTATTTATGACAAACTTTACACGCATTGTCAAACTCGCTTTGTTTCATGGGGTTTCATGGGGGTGCATGTATACTTGCGCGGCGCGCCGTATAGGGCAGGGGCAGGGGGGAGGGGGGCCACATGGACAGGGAAATTTTTACCCCCCCGGTAGTGTAGTAAACCTCGCAAAGCACGACCCAAAAAAAGGAACGTGTATAGTTTCATACACCAAATGTATAGTTTGCATACCCACTTGCCAGCTACATCTCGGCGAGGTATCCTCGCTCCATGGATACACTCCCGCTGCATCACACCAAATGGTCCGACCGCCTTGCGTTCGACGTAGCCCTCACGCTGGAAGGCAGTGGTGAGACGCTCGACGAGATCAAGCAGCGTCACCGCATAACGGCCGCATCCCTGATGACCTTCACCAAGGACAAGGTGTTCCTCAAGAAGGTGGAGCATTACCGCGGCGAAATCCGCGACAAGGGCATGACCTTCAAACTAAAAGCCCGGGCCCAAGCTGAGGAACTGCTCACAACATCTTGGGGGTTGATCCACAGTCCTGAAGTGTCCCCGGCCGTAAAAGCAGACTTGATAAAGTCCACGGTGAAGTGGGCGGGGCTGGAGGCCAAGGCCGATGAAGGCAACGGCGGTGCGGGGGGTGGAGTGAAGATCAACATCAACTTTGGAAACAACACGCCGCCTATGACACTCACAGCGGAAGTGGAGGGCGACCTCATTGAGCATTCTGACGAACTTTGACAGCGAGTATGAAGGGTCCCCGGCAGTTCGTCTCCAGACGTTACGGCAGCATGAGGACCTACGCATTGCGCTTGAGGGCGAGGGCCATTCGTACCGGACGAAAATTGTCCCCCCACGTGGCAGAACGCATCGCCGCCCAAAGGGCCGGCCGCG